TCTTTACTTGTAATTCCCAAAGCTTTGATACGCTTTGGCGTAAATTGAGAGATAGATGTCAAATCACTGACTTGCACTTTCATGACACACGCCATGAAGCTTGCACACGCCTTGCAAGGAAATTAGAAGTTTTAGACTTAGCCCGGATGATTGGGCACAAAGATTTAAGAAGTTTGATGATTTACTACAATGCTACTGCAAGCGAAATTGCAACGAGGCTAGATTAGCCCCGTTGCATATCCAAGATTAAGCCCAACGATTAAATTCGTGATGATCAATACCACATGGTTTACGCTCAACAAGATTTAAACATTCGCCTTGAAAAACCATTGGCAAATGTTTCTGTAATCCTTTTTCAAAATCCTGTGTAGCCGCCTTCATTTCATCAAGCAACTTAGCCAGTAAAGATTGAGCGTCTTCACGATCTCGAAGTAAGCGCTTAACTAATGCTTCCTCACATGCGTAACGTGCTTTTAGGTATGGCTCAATGATGCTTAGAATGCGATTAAATTCTTGTGCCAGCAATGGCAAATGTTCAACCTCAAACTTAGCAGGGCTCGGTACGCCAGTCACATTGCGAAGCGAGTACCAAATTGCGCTGCTGACTGATTGCTTCTGATCTAAGTGACCTGCACAGCACCAAATCAGACGCTTGATGTTTAACATGTCATTGTTGTTGATATAATTGCGTTTTTCGATTGGTTTTGGTGCTTCGTATTTGCCTGTTTTGCGGATGGTTGGCAAAACTTCGTTAAATACCCAATCTTGGAATTGTTTTGCTTCTGGTTTATTTGAACGAAAGATGATCCGATAAAGATTTGGCTCATTAACAAATTTAATCTTTTGATTTCCACCATTTGTAGGGGTGTGGCAATCTGCCAACCCCTTTTCATCCAAATCACGTAATAAACGAGAAGTACGATCAACTGATAAAACACAGCAGACATCAGCAAGACAAAACCACGGCTCAGCATCAATTAACTGAACGCGAACATTATAATCATTATGAAAAGTAAAATTAGAAATTGCATTCATGGTGAATACTCCTTGAGATAGGGATTTTCACCACCAAAATTGAGACCAATCAATTAGGGTGGCAGGTTAAACGGAATTGGTCTTACTAGTCTCAAGGGTCTAGCGTGCCGAAGCACTTCCGCCTAACCCACCATAACAGGGCATTTTCCACAGAGTGTAGAAAATTATAGGCAAAATAAAACCGCTAAATGCGGTCTTTCGACCTTGAGAAACTTTTGGAGACCAATCCAAACACCCGATTTTGCGGGTGCATATTTAAATTACATTCAATTCGATTCATTGTCAAATCACTTGGCTATTTTACGTGGTCGTCCTCTTTTAGGTTCATCATCAGACCGTTCTTTTAACCAGTTTGAAATTTCTGCCAAATTCCAACGTCTCCCTTGACCACAATTAATAACAAAGCGTGGTTTCGGGAAGTTTGGTTGGCAGCAAACTGCTGCCTTAAAGTGAACATCTTTATAGCCTAAATATTCTGCCGCTTGTAAATCATTAAGCCAAATTTCTGATGGTGGTAACGCTACAACAAAGTTACTACCAATATTCGCTATTGCAGTCATTTCACCCCTCCTTACTTTCCGCTTTAACTTCTTTCAGTGATTCAATTGACTTAATCCAACTTAAAATGTGTGGCTTTGTTATTTCATCCTGACCGTGAAACCAGTAAAACTTTTTATCTTTTTCAAGAACAAAATAAGGCTCACCAGATCCATTAGGCACAAGAAAATAATGGGTAGCACCTTTGGGTGCTGATTCAAGTATTTCTAATTCACTCATCCCTCAGATCTCGATTCTCTTTTGCAAACAATGCTTCTGCACCATCTTCAGTAAAGCCAATATCTATTAAGAAAAAACCATGTGGTGCAATCGGATCCCACTTAGACAAATCGGCAGAATCCATAATTTCTTCAAATAGATCTTCTGAAACACTTCCTTCTAAATAAAGTCTAGTGGTCACAATATTGAAGTGCTTTTTCAGTTGATTCCAATCTTCTTGACTAAACCATTCTTGGTCAGCGTGGTTATCATTTATATATTTGAGATAATCGGGATGTGCCCAACAACCCATTTCATCCCGGATGATCTCAGTTGGTTTTAATTGATTAATCATCCCTCAGCTCCCGATTCGCTTGCTTCTTTTAGTTGCTTCCAATGAGTTACTTTTTCTTCAATAAAATAACTAGAATACTCATCACCAATGTAAGCCGTATTTGCATACCATCCTTCCTTGATATAACCGCAGCCGCGCTCTTCGTCATAGTCATACCAATCATCATCACCATGATACTCTTCAGTGAACTTAGGAATAAAATGAGCCACCATTTGGTTTTGGTTTTTAGCTGGGTTTGCATCTAACAAAACAAGCACATTTCGTAATGACTCAGGCATGTGATCATCAACTGAAATCCATACTGGCACCGCCTGAGCTTTGGCTTTTTCTAGCTCTGCATCACGATGCTTTGCACATCTAAGCCAAGCATCCCAACGGCTATTCATGTTGCTTATTTCTTTCTGAGCAATTTCAGAAGGATTGTTTGATCTAGTCATAAACAGTTCATGCTCATGACTAAAAATAATGTCTCTTCTTCCTTTGTAATATTGGAAGGTATTCAGAAAAGCCTCTCTTTCCTTATTCAAATCTGTCATGCTGCTGTCCTCACCAAACTAAAAATGCGATTACTTCTGTTCCTTCATCTTTAGAAGCAACATGTTTATATTCCTGATAGTAGGATGATGTTGAGATCATCCCCGTATCCTCATTAATCCACTCTCGGTTTCTCTGAGCACAGTCACTATCAAGCTCAACCTCATTCAAGTTATTAATAAATTGCTCTTTTGTTTCATCTTGGCATTCTTCAGTTGAGCCATAGTTTTCGACGAAATAGTTGTAGACATCTTCTTTTGATTTGGCTGCATAAACAGCTTCATCAGGATTTGTAAAAATCTTATATCCGTTTATTTCTAAGTCGTTCATGCTGCCACCTTCAATGTTTTAATCGCGTCATCTATAGCTTTATTGAAGTTCCGAACATCTTGCTCTAATGCTTCTATCGCCAAGTCTTTTGCATAGACGCGAATAATGATGATCTGTAGTCCTTCTGGTAGACGTGGGTCATAACTAATAAAGTCACACCATTCACGACCAGTACAAGACAATTGACTTGTAATCTGTGGAATGTACTCATCCGGAACTTGCTTAGTAAGAAGAGTATTCAAATGCGTTGTGGTATCAGGACATTTAGCTTCGATCTGACCTTTATCACCAACAAGCCCGTCCGGTGACGCGCCGAACATTTCGATGAAAGGGTGGTCGATTAAACCTGTGCCTACTACAAAGTTACCCGTCTCATTTTCATAAGCTGCTATTGCATGAGGCTCGTTGTCGATACCCCATTGCATTACTGAATTAGTTGGGATTTCCTTCTGAACGCCAGTGAGGCGCTCAGCTAGAATAGTTAAACCCAATGCATTTAAAGCTTTGCCTTTATTTGGCTTTGCATTTAAATCCTTTACTCGGCTTGCTGTGACTTTCCCACAGCGTTCCGAATGCCAATCTTCACTACGCTGGAGAATGTTCATACACTTGTCCTTGTGGTTGATCAGCATTTTGTGCTGCTTCTTTTAATGAAACGCTATGCTTAGTCCAGAAGTATTTTTTGCAGTCGCCCTGAGGCAATTCAGCGTAGCCAGTTTGCAAGGCTTCTGTGCCTT